CAGTAGTAGCTAAACCTTTCATGAATACATTTTTAAACCACGATGGAGAAATGGATAATTCATTATGACAATCGTAATAATCCCAATTGCCCCCTCTACCTTTAGGTGCTTGTTGTATTGATGTTTCAGATCTTAAAGCATCAGAACTAATTTTTATGTTAGTTCTTTGCTGTTTGTCATCCCACCATTTTCTAGCAAACAATTCTGTTAGAGTGCTGTATTTAGAATTAACAGCTTGACCATTAAAAAATCCATGATCATAAACACGTTCTTTACGAAATACTTTTTTTCCATCTTCCTTATTGCTGTAAATAGCACTTTTGTATTTACGTTCTTTTCTAAAATCTTTAACAGCATGATGACAATTAATAATGCTGTCTAATCCATGATTAACGTAATGCTTTTTATGATTTACAATCATAGCAATCTGATCAGCATCTTCTTGACTAAGATCTTTTGGTTTATAAGACCGGTAGTTATAGCTTTCAAGAATACTAGCTTTTTGTTTTACGTTAAATCCAAAAGATTTATATCCCTCGTTTAAAAAGTTTAAATAACTTTCTAATATTTTCTGATCCTTAACGTCTTGGCTTTTAGGATCGAATTTCTTACCTAATGTATATATCATATGTTACTCCATAAATGATGATAGTAGTTGCTGATTTCATGCTTTCGCAATCATCAGTAGGAACACACATTCCCATATCAGCATTGTCAAAATCACTAGGTACAATCACACATGGCAATGTCGTTTCGCCTCTGTGTGACCATCCTAGAGCCTCGTATTTATCCAAAAGTAGCACTAAGCCACTTTCAGATAGGTTGTTTGACCAATTGGTGCTTTGTCAGCATTTAGGTCTGTGCTTACCCATAACACCGGATAAGGCATCTCTTCTTTTGGAAAGTCAAAGATCCCCATGTCAGTAAAATAAATAAAGCTGTCTACCTCAAGATCATTATCTTTGATGTACTCAAACACCGGCATGACACATGTACCACCTCGACCATTACATCTGATCTTGGTTATCTCATCCCCTTGCTCATGCTTGTAGACATTTTGTATTTTGCTGTCGCAAGTAATTACAGTAATTGATTTAGGTTTAAGTTCTAATGACAAGGCATTTAATCCACCTAAGAAATACTGCAATTCTTTATCTGATACAGATCCGGAACTATCTATGCCAACAACAACGTGACCAACACCATAACTTTCTATGGTAGGGGCAACTATGCCATGACTATAATAGAACTTTCTATGCATCTTCCTAAAAGAAAAGTCGTGAGGATTATCGCCCTCGACATGTCTTTCCACAATGTCTTGCCAATTGATCTCTGCTCTTTTCATAACATCGATCATCTGCTTGACCTCTGCCGGAACAGTTCCTCTTTCTTTAGCTTGTCTTACAGCTTGGAAGATCTCCTCTTTAACGTCTGCCTCTTCCTCTTTTAGTTCAGCCGGAGACATGCCGTCAGTAACATTGTTATCGATGTTGCCCCATGATTGAGGCTGTAACCAAGTAGGATCTCCATCATCTGATGGCTGTCCATCGCCACTTTGACCTTGTTGCTGTTGCTGTTTTTTCTTAGCTTGGATCTGTGGGGCAATAACATTGTAGATCTTTTCAGCCATCCAACCATCAAATTGAGGATCAAATAAACCGCCATCCGGCAAAGTTAAACCGGATCTATCTATTATTGGGTTCATAGACAGATCACAAGCTATGTTCCATGTCTCAGCATCTCTTTCTTGCTGTCTTAAATGATGCATTAATCCACGATGCCCTACCTCATGAACAATAACACCTTTAAGCTGTTCAAATGTGAGGCTCTCAGCATATGCTCTGTTAAAGAATATATCTCTGCCATCAGTTGCAAAGGTTGGGATATCATTTTTCTCAATGATTTTCATCTTCACTAGGATAATTCCATAATAAGCATGACCTTGATTATCACGATCCCATAATAGATGTATCCTAATCTTTGCGAATTTATCTTCTAATTTTAATTCTTTCATAATGGTCTCCAAAAAAAGTTTACGTAAAGTTTTGATCTAGGATAAAGCACAAATACTGCACTCTATCCTAGAGTATTTTTTTAAAGTAATAGATCTTTCAAGTTACCTTGAGATCCTAAAACTTGTTTCATAGCTTGATGAGTAACTAATGTTTTATTCCTAGTAACAGCATCTTTAAGCATGAAAGCCATGAACTCTTGCTCCGGTAATCTCTGCATATACGTGAGAATACTTGCACAGTTTGTCATGTTCATCTTACTAGCTAAAGATCCACATAAAGCATACAGAACACCACGATCTTCCGGTATAGCTGTATTAGTTGGATCATTAACAATGCTCTCAAAAGCCGGTAGCTTGTCATACAGCTTTATATGAGCCATCAGACTAGCAGAGGCTGTCTCGCCAATTTGCCCCTCTAAAACACCTCTTAAAGTAGTGCTGTCGAAACCTAAGTTTAAAAGAACTCCGGCTCTTTCTACTGATCTAGGTGTACAGTTGCTGTTAGCTGAAACATCAAACTTATAAAGATATTGATCATCAAACTTTAACCATGAACTTAATCTGTGATCTACATTGTGAGATGCATAATAATGCAGTAAATCATCTAGGTTAATTTCTAGGCTAAGATATGTAACTCTATCTCTAAGCTGTGATGGCAACTTGTTAGATCCGGCTCTGTCTTTAAGACGATTACCGGCACAGACAATCATCCATCCATCCGGTAGATAATGATCCCCTAGTCTACGTTCATCGACTAGCTGTCCAAAGATGTTGTGAGACATCAATGTAGCTTGGGCAACCTCATCAACAAAGATAATACCGCATCCCTCAGTAGGCATAAAAGTAGGTCTTAGTCTGATCATACTTTCTCCATCCTTAGATGCTACAAGCCATCCGGCAATCTCTGATGGATCATACTGTGGCAAACCAAAGTTAATAAATCCTAGCTTATCTTCCTTGTAGTCAAATATTTCTCTACAAACTTTTAAGATAAGGCTGTCAGTAGTTAATGAATTGACACATGTGGTTTTACCCTCGCCAACACCGCCCTCAACATAAGGGATAACAAGCTGATCCTTACGACCACCTTGAACAGTTTTAAAGTTATGGATTAACATGCCTTGAATAGCATTTCTTATATCTGAAATTCGCATTTAATAGTCTCCTTATAAAGATTGTTGTTTAAATTTATTTAGTATTTTCTTAGCTTGTTTTTCATGCTCTGCACCTAGATATTCAATAACCTTTTCGATAACTTGGTCATTGGTTAAATCTTGTAGGTGTACAAGCATAAATTTCTCAATAGCTTGATCAAACTTATTCTCAGCTACTTTTTTATCATGCACAGCTTTTACAAGCTGTGTACTATTTTGGTGCAGATCCCATTTAAGTTCTCTGACTTTATTGTACATATGTACTAATTTAGATGTTCGTTCTGTGATTATCTTTTCTGACATATAGTCTCCTTTGTTTAGATTGTCGTTGTAGTCCATGATGATAGTACATCCAATGAACAAGCAGACACAGACCATATAGATCTGTGTCAATTTGTGCATTAGTCTAGGCAAGTAAAGCCTCAGTAACATCGTCAACTACTGATTGCTCTTCCTCTGCCTCATCGATTGCCTTTCTGCCCTTTTCTGCTATCTCAAACCTATTGATTAACCTAACCTTGAAATCATCTAGTTCAGATTGTGTCATGATAAGACCATCTCTTTGCTTACCGGTTTTAGTCTTCAGACCTACCAACTTATCGATGATTGTATCCAAAGGTGTTTTAACATCATCGCCCTTATTATGTGCGAGGATCTTAGCTTGAGATTTAAGATCTAACTTAGCAAACAAATCTAACACGAAAGTTTTTGTCAGATTGCTAGACGGCATATCAGCCTTATGCTTGTTTGAGAAAAGAGTTATATTTCTCTTAAACAATTCTGCCTGAGTGCGAGACATACCAATTTCTGCCTCAAGTATAGTTAGGATCTCGTTTGAATGATCCTCTAGAAGATTACCGGTGTCAGTTCTAGGTAATGCATGGACTATTACTACTCCCTCTGCATACTGATCAACTCTTATGGCACTCATAGCCTCAGATTGTGCTTTGTTAGATCCCTTTAGCAACGTGTGCTGTGCCTCTTGAGATGCCATTTGTTTTTTAATATCGCTAGATATAGCTACTTTATTTTTCTGCATTATAGTCTCCTCTTTTACAGATTGTTTAGGTTGGTTTTTTTCTAGTATGTCCTTTTCGATAATAGGATTAACTAGGTCTCTTCTTAAATACCTATAGATTGCCTTAAAACAATCTCCATGTGGCTTTCTATAAGTTGTCTTAAATCTATTCACATACTTGGCTCTTGCATATTGAACATGATGGCTGACCTCATGACTAACACTCATCAGATAAGCATGATCTAGGTTAAGGCATTTTCTGCCCCCTATCTGTGGATCATTATTGTAACTCGCATATTCTGTATGAAAATGTTCTTCATCTAGGTGTTGCCAATAACTAAGATTAATTTGAATACTCCTAGCACAAGCACTAGTTGCTCCGGCACTTTTGTAGTTAACAACTTTAGTGACAGCTACTGCTCTATCTACATCCTTAGATGTAATATTTAATTCGTATTCTTTTTTCTTGAGATGGATCATACATTTACGAACCATTTTTTTGATTGTATTTGCATGGGCGGTAGTCTCTTTTTTAGAATAATCATACTTATGATATGATAAATTTATGTCTTTATTAGGCATATGGCACTCCATTAAATTAACTGTTTCGACCTTTTGGTCTCATCAGATCAAGCACACACTTGATGACAGTTGAGGGCAGTAATAACTGCCCCCATTTATTATGTGATAGGTGTTAGCTGTGATTGTCTCCAAGTTTGCCATCTCTTTTTTATTCGAGGCTGAACATGATTTACAATCTCATTATATTCTTCTCTAAGTTTTCTGACGTTAAAAACTGTTGTGTTTTCTGATGCCAAGATCTGCTGTGATATTTCTCTGCATCTTTCGTCTAACAAAACAGAATAATCTATTAAGTAAGCATTGCTGATTTCATAAGGATCTTTTCTTGATCCCATGCACTCGCCCATATGAAAGCTATATCCTTTAGTATAACCATGAGATGCTAGTTTACCGGTATCTCTGTTTACCTTATGGACACAGCCACAAATCTGACATGTACCTAAATGAGTAGCTTGTTTCTCAGTAGGTTTGTATTCTTTTTTCTCAGCTACTTTCTTAACAACATCAAAAGATTTTAGGTAATTCCTATCCATTGCTAACAGCAAGACAAGCTGTGCATTAATCCCAAATGCTTGAAAGATATCAACATGTTTAGGTTTTACTTGGTGCAAATTAGATGGAACATCCCAATAATTAAAACCTTTAGATTTACCTAGATGATAATCTTTATTCTCTTTAACAAGATTTTCGTAGGCTCTACTTAAAGTTTCGAGGGCATCTTTCTTAGCTGTTTTAGTGTGGAAACATTTGTCTGTTTCTACCTTTGTTTTGATTTCAGATACTTGGTTTTTATAATCGATATATGTTCTCAATTGGATCTCCATTGGTTGATATTAATAATAAGATTGGTTGATGTATTTTCTTGGAAATAATATTACAGCATCTGCTTGGAAACTCGTATGAAACTTATGCCCATATCGCTGTCTTCATCAGACTGAATTGTGGGGGCTGTGTCACTCTTGCCTTTCTAAATCTCTTGCCTAGTTTCCCATGTAGGTCAGAAAGGGATGTTTGTTCTACAGTTCAAACAAGTTGCCAAACAGAGGCTGTAATCTTAAAAATTTTTTAAAAAAAAAATCTACCTCTTGTTACCACGTAGGGATTTAGCTGTCAAACCCTAAGTTGTTATTATATTACTTAGAGAGATATTATTTTACCTACAGAGACAATATCTTCTGTAACTCAAGGTAGACAACAAAAACGCTGAAACTAAAGTTTTTGATATATCATAGCTTAATGTGTTACATGTGCTGTATGAGGCTTAAATCGACAGCAATTAATATTTCACTAAATGAGACTACAATCAAAGATATTAAAATGTTATGATGGCTATAGGTCGCAGGTATTTTAAATCAAATACCAAAACTTTACGTATAATTTTGAGGATTAAAAATGACAGATAAAAATAAAGATAAACCTAATTTAAAATTGGTTAGTGATAACGACAGCCGGAATAACAAGAGTAAAAAATCTAATGTTATTGGTGGGGATCTCAGCGAAAAAATGCGAGGTTTTTGCATCGACATTGTAGGTAAAAATGGAGAGAAAGGTATGACATTGATTGAGGCATATCGTAACAACTATAATGTTAGTAAAGATATTAAACCAAATACTCTTAGAATGTTGGCAAGTAGACTAAGGGCAAAGGATAACATAAGGATATTTGTGGATCACTTATTAGCCAATAAAATGTCACTTACTAGGATGAACGACGTCAAACGAACAGACGTAATTTTAAACAAGATTGAGAAGATGGCAGACGATGTAAATATTACTGATGCAGTCCGGCTTAAAGCCCTTGAGATGTTAGGAAAAAATATGGGGCTTTTTACTGACGTTCTAAAGGTGGATGACAATAGAGACAGATCTTCTGTGGAAATAGAAAGTGAATTATTAAAGAGGCTTAACAGTATAATATCCAAGTAAAAATTTACGTAAAGTTTTACACCTAGCTACGATAGATTATTGACAGCTATGAACGATAGATTATTTAATCAGAGTGGTTGGTCTAATTTTTTTTCTAGCCTACCTTAACCCCACCTACCCCCAACCACCGGTGTATGCGTAGTGGCTACACATGCTAGTATGTTGGTTTTGCACACTAGAATAATAAATTTTAACAAGGGGTCACCCCTTTTAAATATCTGTAGAGGTTCCTGTAAGTAATATAATATAAACTTTAAAAAATATTGCCTATATGATTCTTTTGCTATTGCAATTTATATTCAAATAATATATAAAAAATTATATTTGTTAGTATATATATAAATATTCGATAGAAGGTTATAGATATTCTATAGAAGTATATATATATGAGTTATATATA